TCTTCCTCGGATTCCTCTTCCTCGGATTCCTCTTCCTCGGATTCCTCTTCCTCGGATTCCTCTTCTAATTGTCCTTCCGATTCCGCTTTAATACCAAGAATCTCCATCATCTTATCGTAATATTCCTTTGATACTTCACATCCTTTAAAATTACGATTTTTATTTTGACATGCTAGAGCAGTTGTTCCCGATCCAAGGAATGTATCAATCACAAGATCCCCCTCTTTGCTATGTTTTTCTATGAGGGCTTCAAAGAGTGCCAATGATTTTTGCGTTGGATGAAATCTATTTGAGCCACCTTGAATAGGGAATTCATAGATTGCGTTGTCATATTTACTATTAAATGTTGGTTTCCCACCTTTCACGCCGAGCAATGCCATCTCACGACAATTCGTGAGATAATTAATCCCACTATTTAGTGGTTGTGGATTGGTTTTGATCCATTCAATAAATCGGATTTGTTTAAATTTGTATTTCTCAAGAAGCTCTTTCAGAGGAGTTATCTTCCATAGATCAAAGAAGATAATCAATGTTCCACCTTGTCTTAATTTCTTGTAATATTCGGCGATAAATTCTTCAAGTTTCTCCATTGTGAATTGTGTGTCCCAATCCCCATATTCAGTCTGCACGGAATATTTGGCTCCGTAAATAGAGCCATAGCGCATAAAGTTATCTTTCATTTTTGCTTCTGACATGTCTTTTTTATCCTTATATTTGTCCTTTACAGAATCCCATTCTTCAGATGTCTTTACAAATTCAATTCCCTTCGCTTTGTTTTCCGTTATTTGCTTATGGAGATTGCCCATACCTGTTTCGGAGGATGTAATGTAAGGTGGATCTGTAAGAATCAAATCTACAGAAGCATTTTTAACTTGAGATAGAAACTGAATTCCATCAGTATGAGAAATCTCGATCATTTTATGTTTTGCAATAAATTAATTGCGCATCAAATTTTTAAATTTGATGCATAAAAAAGATATACAATATATCTCTATGAAATCGAAATCGTCGTGGAAAGAACAATTAAAACTATCAATACTCGAAAAGGGATTGGATATAGGAACATTCACATTAAAAGAACTTTACGATGAAATATACACCGAATATCAGATAAAGTATCCGAATAATAAAACGGTAGATGCCTCAATACGTCGGAATTTGCAGGGTTTAAGAAGAGATGGTTTTTTGAGATTTATTAATAATCAAGGTGTCTATGAAGTGATCTCCAAAGAAAATGAAGAATGGGCCATATTTGTGGAAAAATATCACAATACTTCTAGATTTTGTAGATAATTCTGTAATGGCTCTGCAATCCCATTATGCATATGAATTGAGTAATCGATCTTCTTCTTCATCTTCTTCTTCATCATCTTCTTCATCTTCATTTCGTTCATCTGCGATTATTTCATTATTATCATTCGTTTGGTAGTTGTAACAAATTTTTTCATCACCCATAAGTTGATCATATAGATTATTAGCTCTATCCTCTATAACTTTGATCTTATCTCTAAGATTTGCACGTGGGAATAATACAACCCCGCTACCTAAAGATATACCAGTGGCGATCTCTTTTTTAAATGAAGGTTTGTAATTCTTACTGAGTCCAGAAAAGATAAATGGTATGCAATTTAAAAATTTCTTCAAATAATACATGTATATCACTAAGAATATCATATCAATGAACACATCTTTCACTAATATGGAAGTTGGAGCATTTTCATAATCATACACTTTAAATATTTGAGGTATCAAATTCTGATGTTCCACTATATTCGCTATGAATAATGTAATGTAAAAAGCAATCAAGGCATAGTATGTAATTTCCAGCAATTTGAAGAATCTTACGGAATCTAATCTTATAAGAGAATCAAAACTCTGCTTGTTATGTTTTGTAAATACCATGTTAATAAAATATAAAATATTAAAATATGAAATATAAATACAACAAGTTTGAATTGCACTTCATCGTGAAAGAAATGTAGAATATTCATTTAAGGAATACTGATTAAATGAACAAGAAATGAATAGTTTTTTACAGAGAATGATGTTTTTATATACGAAATATATTTCACAGCCTTACGCCGAAATGGATGATCAAATGAAACGATGTTCATGGCTGCTAATTGTATTGTTAGCAAGTTTCACAACATTATCTCTGAAACCAAGTTTATTAAATCGCCCACTCGGATTAAAATCTATTTAAATAAATTGAATAAAGTAAATAATAAATGATTCGCGCTTGTATTTTTGATTTAGGAGGAACAATTGTGGATAGATATTCACTGACTCCTCTGTTATCATTAAAACAGGTGTTTGATACACATCATTTGAAAGTTCCTGATTCAGTGATCTTCAAAGATATGGGTAAAAGTAAATTCGAACATATCAAATGTATCTTGGATAATCCAATAGTTCAGGATGCTAATCGTGGAATTCTAAAGGAATCTCACGAAATACAGGATATTTATCCGTATTATGATCAATTTAATAGATTTCAAAAGATAAATGTGAAGAAATACTTGGATATCCTTCCAGAAACTCGCTCAACGATAGATTTTTTGAAAAGCAACGATATTTTAATCGGAGCAACGACAGGTTTCAACAAAGAAATTACAGCATTAGTGAAAAATGAACTAGATGATGCAGGCATTATCATTGATAAATATGTTTCTTCAACATGTCTGGACATGCCTGGTCGTCCTGCTCCGCATATGATTCATAGCATTATGAATGAATTTAAAATAGATTCAGCCCAAGAAGTAATGAAGATCGATGATACAATAGTGGGGATAGAGGAGGGTCGAAATGCGAATTGTTGGACAGTTGCTGTTGCGAAATGGTCTATTAATATGAAGATTACGAATGTTAAAGATGCTTATCATTCATCAGAAGATGTCCTTGAGGAGAAACTCAAAGATAGTTTGGATACATTAGAAGGTTCTAATGCTGATTATCTGGTTGAAAATCTACGCGGAGTTAATTATATCGTGGACAAATTTAATGGTTTGAATGCGACATATTTTACTTAAAAGATAGATAAACAATTATTAGAAATGAAACAATCTCAAATAGTGCAATATTTTCATTTGACATTAGTCTTATACATGTTATTTGGCTGGGTTCTCCAAAGTCAACGGATGATATTAGTATTCCTGATACCAACTACTCAATTTCAGTGGCTCATCAATGATAATCAATGTATTTTCACGCAGTTAGAAAAGAAATTATTAAATGATGAAAAGAAAAAGGATGATAAAAAGGATGAAAAAAAGGATGAAAAAAATGTCGAAGAAATCCAACATGATTCCTTTGTGGGATCAATGTTACAGAAATGCAATATTGATTTATCAGAGAGAATAAGAGAAACTGTGATTAACTGCTGTGTTTATAGTAGTTTTCTGATAAGTTATTGTTTACTATAATAATGAAAGCATATTAAAGAATATAATTAAGATAGTAATAAATGAGTTATTTAATAGGTCGTGAATTAGTGAAGTCCTTGGTTCTCCGATATCAATCAGAAATTCAAAGTGCTACGACAACATCATTAATTTATTTGAAGAATCCGGTCGGTATTGGGGAACATCCCCAACATCTAGATGAATTAGATGAACAGATTCAGAAAATCGCTGAAGCAAATGATAAGTTAGAAACATTATACAAGACATTTCCTGATGATGAATTCTTAAAATGATAATTTATTCTATTTCTTCAAGATCAAAATGTATAGGTATTCCTCTTCTAAGATAAGATGAGGAAACATCTTCATAAATAGAACCGCATAACGGATCAAAAATTTTCATCATATGGAATTCACCATCTTGTAGAACTGGATATTTACCACACAAATAGTAGTGACTATTCCAGAAACTGATTGTTTCTTGGGGGACACTTTTATTAAAATGATTTGATCCTTCTAAATGTTCCATGATCCGAGTAATTTTTTCTGTGCGTGATGGGGTTTCAGTTGTCAAACAGAAATTACATTGGCAACCCATTATCCATTTCTTATTTTCTGGAAGAGTATTCATCGGCAAATGTAAAAAATGAATATTATTCAATCTTGATTCCCATAAATATCTTTGTTGCATCGTATGAAAATACATCCATGATGGAACCTTCGCGGTCACCGGAACAAATTCTCTCCAATACAATCTCCACGTCCAGATACATATTTTCTTTTGAATATCCAAAGGCATCTTCTGGATTTTCGTTCTTAATTTCCATCTGGATCTCAAAATAGCTTTCTCTTTGTTCTTTTGATTTCTTTTTTGCTTCTTAAGATATCTTTTCCGTTTAGAATCTCTTAATCGTTTACAATTTGAAAAAGTTTTCATACTTGTAAAATGTAATATCTTTTTATATCATATAAATTTGATTCTTACAATACAATACGTTCATCAAAGAAATGAGCACTATCACAAATTTTCAAAAGCATGGTTTGCGATTGGTAAAACAAAGACAAATAGATAGTTTGCTTCACAAATATGAAGGTAAATTTCACGCAGAACAGATAAAACACGAAAACAGATTATTGTATCATGCTCAAGTCGCAGCTTTGGAGAGAGCTATTCGAAAGGAAATGCTTTATACAAATCAGGAAGAAAGAACAATAGAAAGAGAAAAAACAACACAAAGACTCAATGGAATCTATGATAATTTCATCAAAGCGCTTGATGAAAGGCGCGCGAAAAGAGTTGAAAAAGAAACAATTGTAAAAGAAACAATTGTAAAAGAAACAATTGTGGACGAAGGATTAGATTAAATGCTAACAACTTTCTTGGGCATTACTTTGGGATTCAATTTTTGGATGCGTTTCATATTCTGAGTTTTGACAACATTCAACGCTTTACAATTATGAGAATGTGATTGTTGATGTTTCACACAAAATTCTTGCTGACAATTCTTACAAGTAAAAGTGATCATCTTCAATTTTTTATTACAATGAGCACATCGTTTCTTAATAAGTGGTTCTTTCAATTTGCTTGTCTTTTGTTTCATGTCAGCACTTTCCATTTATTAATTGTTTTATTTTCTTAAATCAAATTTATATTAGTAGAACTTAAAAGATTTATAATATCCAAGGCCATTGAAATTTAATAAAATTATCTCTTGATTTGACTCGTTTCATAGTGGCCTTTGTTCTAGGACTTGGACTTGGATCAGGAACCTTCAGAGGTCTTGGAGATTTACCTTTCTTCACCGGAACTTGTTTTTCTGATTCTTTCAAATGCAATGAAAACATTCTATACTATTTCAAAGAAAATAATTTCAATGTAATTAATATATGAGCAAGCAACACACTTCTCTGAAATCCAGAATTAAAGAACAACATAAACGTCCCGCTTGGGCTCCACAAGGGGCCAGAGTTCAGCGGTGGTCCTTCAATACCACCGCACCCCCGCTCCCTTCTGAGAAGCGGTCACCTTCTCCCAGACATTTGCCAAAAAATGAACCGGAACCCGCACCAGAAACCCCCTCTGAGGAGGGTGGACCGGATGGTCCAGGTTGGCGCGGAAATTTTAGAGAAGTCTTAGGTCAGCATGCATTCTTGGGAGGTATAGAAAATGCGGGAGAGCCTGAAACAGTTTCTGAGAAGATACCCAATAGACGCCCCCGATGGCAACCTCCCTCTAAAACCGCACAACAATCTGAGCCAGAACCCGCGCCAGAACCCCGCCCCCCTCGAACTCCCAAAAGACGCAATCTGAGCGAAAAGGAAAAGCAGGCGAAGAAGAAAGAGCAAAAGAAGAAAAAAAAAAGGGCAAAAGGAAAAGGGGAAAAAGGAAAAGGGGAAAAAGGGAAAAACAGTTCCAAACAAAAAAAATCTAAAAGAAGCAAAAGATCTAAAAGACACAAAAGACCGAAAAGTAGAAGAAGAATTAGAAGAACTCGTTAATCGGTGATGAGTCTTGGACCGATACTCATACACATGAGTTCTTGTAGAAGTAGTTTACATGAATAAGGAATGAACACCTTTGTGAAATCATCATAATTTCCACATTTTTTACATTCGTAAATATTTTTCTCTTGATTACCAGTTGCAATCA